TCCTCAACGAGGGCAGCAAGGTGATCAATGCCGACTTCAACCAAGGGTCGGCCAATGGCACCTATGGCGGCGGCACCATCGGCCGGGTGCAGGGGCTCCCGATCATGTGGAGCAACCACGTCACCCAGGCGGCGTACACCAACACGTCCTTCGATCGCAACGCGGCCTACCAGCAGAACCTGACCAAGTGCCGGGCCCTGATCTTCCACCGTGATGCGATCGGTGTGCTCACCCTGCGCCGCCCGCAGCTGCAGATGACCGCCCCCGGCGGTGACTACAACGTGGTCTACCAGGCTCAGCTGTTCGTGGCCCGCATGGCTATCGGCATGGGGATTCTCCGCGCCGAGTGTGCCGCCGTGATCGAGGTTCCGTAGACTTCCTTCGGAGTGAGGCGCGACGGCCCCGCCTTCGGGTGGGGCTTTTTCATGGCTGCCGATAGCATTGGTCTGCATGGCTGCAGGGACATGGGCCTGACGAACCAATCGGCAACACCAGGCCGCACCACCCTGCTGGAGGCGGTGAACATCGTGCTGATGAACATCGGCGAGCAGCCGGTGTCCACGCTCGAGAACCAGCAGGTGCTGGAGGCCCGCACCGCAGAGGCCACCATCCTGGAGATGCACAAGGAGGGGCAGACCCGCGGCTGGAGCTGGAACAGCGAGCGCGAGTACCCCTTCACCCGCAGTAGCGGCGGGGAGATCGTGCTGCCCGCCAATGTGATCAGCTGGCAGCCGGACCCCTACGAGTTCCAGCACCGCTACCAGTTGCGCGGCCAGCGGGTCTACGACAAGGAGAGCCGCAGCTACCAGATCCCGGTCGCCCAGCTCAAGGCGGATGTGGTGTGGCTGCTGCCCTGGGACGAGTGCCCCGAGGCCTACAACCGCTGGTCGCTGATCCGCGCTGCCCGGGTGTTCAGCGCCCGCACCATCGGCGATGTGAGCGGGGTGCAGTACACCCTGGCGGATGAGCAGCAGGCGCTGATTGAGCTGCTGCGGGTGGAGAACACCCAGGAGGCGCCGAACATGATCACCGGCCGCAAGCGGTTCCCCACCTTCCAGCCCGCCGAGGGTCTGACCGATCGGGCCATGGGGGGTGTGTTCCTGTGAGCCTGATCAGCTACCTGATCCCAAACCTGATCCAGGGTGTCAGCCAGCAGCCGGATGCTCAGCGCCAGCCCACCCAGGCCGATGAGCAGATCAATGGGGTGAGCTCACTCAGCGAGGGGCTGCGGAAGCGTGAGGGCAGCCAGGCCCTGGCCAAGATCAGCGACAACTCGCTGGGCAACGTGATGCTGCATCACATCCAGCGCGACCAGGTGGAGCAATACATGGTCGTCATCAGCCGGACGAGGGTGCAGGTGTTTGAGCAGCTCACGGGCGCCGAGCGCACCGTGGTGGCGCCGGAGGGCTATGGCTACCTGGCGTCAGGCGCGAACGCTCGCACAGACTTGCGAGCCGCGACGATTGCGGACTTCACCTTCATCAGCAACACAAAGGTCAAGCCGGCGATGGCGTCTCCCCTGGCGCCAGCCGCGCCGCGACCCTTTCCCCATGAGTGCCTGGTGTGGGTCAAGGCGGCGAACTACGGGCAGACCTACGAGGTCAACCTGAACGGCACGCTGGTCAGTGTGCAGACCGCCGTGCAGGCGGTGGTGGTTGATGGCAATGGCAAGGTCACTGAAAACCGGATCTCGGCCGCCGAGATTGCCAGACAGTTGCGGCAGGGTCTGTTGGGCGTCAACAACGTGGAGATCGCCCGCCGCAGCTCAGTTCTGTGGATCCGCAGCGACAGGCCTATCACGATCGAGGCGGCGGACGCCCGCTCCAACAGCGACATCACCGCGATCACCAACACGGTGCAGGCGTTCACCGACCTGCCCACCATCGCCCCCGGGGGCTACCAGGTGGAGGTGGTCGGCGACCCGAGCAACAAGTTCGATGGCTACCACGTTGCTTTTGCGCCTCGCAGTGGTGCGTTTGGCGAGGGGCAGTGGGAAGAAACCGTTGCGCCTGGGGTGCCGTACCAGATCGACCCCAGCACCATGCCCCATGTGCTGGTGCGGAGGCCCAACGGGACCTTCTTGTTTGGCCCGGCCGATGGCACGGTCACGCAAGAAGCAGAGATCCCGTCCTGGGGGCAGCGCACAGCAGGCAATCTGGACTCGTCGCCCGACCCGGGCTTCATCGGTCACCCGATTCAAGATGTGTTCGTGTTCAAGAACCGCCTGGGATTCCTGGCGGATGAGAACATCATTCTCAGCCGATCGCGGGATTTCTTTGAGTTCTTCCCAGAGACTGCAACAGCAGTTCTGGACACCGACCCCATCGACATCACGGCCACCAACCCCCGCGTGGCGCTGCTCCGCCATGCGATCCCGTATCAAGACGAGCTGATCATCTTTGCCGATCAGATCCAGTTTCGGTTTAACGCATCAGCAGCGGCGCTGACGCCATCGACGGCGCAGATCACGGTGCTCACGCAGTACGAGATCGACCCAGACGTGAGGCCGATCCCGGTTGCTGGCGCGATTGTGTTCTGCCAGGCAAACGGCGAGTGGTCGCAGTTCCGCGAGTTCAGCATCCGTGGTGCTGGAACGGCTTTGGTGGCTGATGCTGCCGATCTGACCAGCTATGTAAGCAGCTATGTTCCTAACGAAGTGCTGCGGCTGGCGGCAAACGACACGGGCTATTCGTGGTTCGCAATCTCCGAGAAGTTTGGCTTCCGTAATCACATTTATGTGTTCAAGTATTTCTCTCGCAACGTGGGCGAAGGGATGCAGCGCGAGCAAAGCAGCTGGAGCTATTGGCGGTTCTCCAGTGCGCAGCGAATCCTGCAGATCGTGTGCGTGCAGGAGACGCTGTATGTGGTGATCCAGTACCCCGATGGTGAGGTGTGGCTGGAGAAGCTGTCGGCACGGGACAGCGCCACAGAAGTTGATGGCCGCTCGCCGATGCTCCTCGACCGCATGGTCAGCACGACAGCTGCGACCCCTGGCCCCATCAGGGTGAGCAACGGCGAATACGACGCCGATGCCAAGACGACCACATGGGTCCTGCCTTACAGGGCAGAGTCCCTGACGCAGGCCTGGTCTGGCTATGCGCCTGGCCAGACCGGCGGCGTCCTGCTTGGCGAGACGCTGGGCGGCCGACGCATCACGGCCAGGGGTGACTGGCGCAACAAGGAGGTGTGGTTCGGAGCTGCCTACGAGTTCCTGTACCGCTTCACCCGCTTCCGGCTCTACCGGGATGCCGGCGGCGGCCGGGTGCCGGGCAATGTCGAGCGGCTGCAAGTGCGCCACGCCAAGATCCGCTACCACGGCAGCGAGTTCTTCGAGGCCTGGGTGCTGGCCGAACGCCGCGAGCCGGCTGTCTACACCTTCACCCACAGCGCCCTGGCGGTGCGCAATTCGCTGGTCGGCATCGAGGAGGAGGGGCCCTATGCCGACTCGCTGCAGGAGGGGGTGTTCACGGTGCCGATCCAGTCGAACGGTGAGAAGTGCGTGGTCGAGCTGCGCAACAGCACCGCCCGCCCGTGCCGCTTCGCCAGCTGCGAATGGGTGGGGATGGTCCACACCAAGGCGAGGGCAATGCGATGAACTGGGCGTCGCCGACAAAAGAGCGGGTGCTGCACATCGCCCGCCACCTGCGCAAGCAGGATGCCTTCGAGGTGTTCTGCAGTGATGGGATGCAACCGGCGGAAGCTGTGATGACCAGCTGGCAGAACAGCCCTGATTGCCGTTGCATAGAGGGCGACAGCGGAGAGCCAGTGGGCCTGTGTGGCATTGCGCCAAGGGGGAGGATCTGGCTGCTGGCCACCGATGGCCTGCTGGCCACATCGTCCCATCGCCGGCAGTTCTCCAGGGGTGCAAAGCTCTGGGTGGATGAGCTGATCGCCGATGGCGCCGGCCCGCTGTGGAACCTGGCACTGGCCAGCAATGTGATCACCCTGCGGTGGCTGCGGTCGCTGGGGTTTGAGATCGGCACGCCTGCGCCGCACGGGCCCTGCGGGCAGCTGTTCGCCTACTTCGAGAGGAGGGCGTGATGGTTGCGCCCCTGATGGGTCTATCCCTGGCGATGGGTGGCCTGAACGCAGGCCTGGGGATCTTTGGCGCTTCGCAGGAGCAGGCCGCCGCCGAGCAGGACTATCTCAACCAGCGAGCGCTGCAGGGCGCCAATCAGCAGTTCGCCCAGTGGCAGGCGGCGTTCACCAAGCGCTACACCGACGCAAACCAGCAGTACCAATACTGGCAATCGACGCTGGCCTACAACCAGCAGCGGGCCTATGTGAACAGCCTGCGCAACTTCGAGCTGAGCAAGGCGATCGCTCAGGCCGAAGTAGTGGGGCAGACGCGGGCCGCGGCCGGCGCTGACTTTGCCCTGCAGTCGCAGGCGCTGAGCCAGCAGTTCGCCGAGGCCTCAATGGCTGATGCCGTGGCCTACCAGCAGTACCAGGTGGCAGCGCTCAAGGCGCGGGCATCGGTGGCGGCCAGTGGGCAGGAAGGCGGCAGCATCGACCGGCTGATCAACGACTACGCCCGCCAGCAGGGCGACTACGCCACGATCCAGCAGATCAACGAGGGGCTGCGCAGCAGGCAGTACACGCGGGCGCAGACCGCGCAGGTGACGCAGTTCCTGAGCCGGTACAACAGCCAGCAGTTCTATGAGCAGCAGCCGTATCTGGAGCCGATGCGGCCCTTCCAGCCGCTGCCGACGTTGCTCGCCCCGCCTGCCCCGACGCTGACCGGGGCAGCGCCGAGTAGCGGCCCTGGCGTGCTGGGCGGTCTGACCGGCCTGATGGGCGGGATCAACACCGGCATCGGCACCTTCTCCACCCTCTCCAACATCGCGGCAGGAGCATGAGCAGAGACCTACCGCTGAACCAGATCCGCCCCGAGGCCCAGCCGCTGAGCACCTTCATCCAGCCTGCGCAGCGCCAGGTGGCAGCACCGGCTGGGCCGCTGGAGATCCCGCGGGTGGCGCAGGTCAATGTGATCCAGCAGGGCAGCGGCGGCAGTGTTGCCGGTGCCAACAACTTCGCCCGGACCGCTGCAGCGCTGGCGCCGTTCAACCAGCAGCTGACGCAGCTGGTGGGCACCGGCCTGGCGCTCTACGCCAAGAACGAGGTGCAGCAGGGCATCAACGAAGCGATGCGGGCCAAGGCGCTGCTCGATGAGCAGACGGCCCAGTCCGGCTCTGAGTACGCGGCCGAGAACCGGAAGCTGTCGGTGCAGGACCCGGTCGCGGGCCTGATGATGGATCAGGTCAACCCGTTCCGCGCAGCAGGGCGGCAGCGGGCCCTGACCGAGCTGGCGGCAATCGAGGCCCCGGGCGCCATGCTCACGGCCTACCGGCAGGCGCTGAAAGGCGGCGACGGGCAAGAGCCGGCCTTCATGTGGAAGGAAGGCGACCCCCGGCTGGCGCAGCTCAAGGCCGAGGTGACCCAGGGCCTGGCGCAGAAGTACCAGCTGGACGAAAGCTCCCCGGGGTTCGCGCAGAAGTTTCTGCCGCAGCTGAACCAGGCCAGCGACAAGATCACCGAGCTGCAGTGGAAGGACCGCCAGGACTACCTCAAGGACTCGGTGTGGCGCACGGCCCAAGCGCAGCTGCTGGGGTTCTACAAGCAGGCCCTGGACACTGGCATCGAGTTCAACGGCGAGCGGATCACGGTTCAGCAGGGCCCCCGGTGGCGGACTGCTCTGCTTGCGGCATGGACGATCGAGCTTGACCGCATGGCCGATGAGCTGGGGATTGCCGGCGAAGTGGTCCCGATGAAAGTCCAGGCCATCCGCGGCGCACTGGCCATTGCGAACGCGAACGGCAACACCGAGCTGGTCGAGCTGCTGAGCCAGGTCGCCATTGGCCCGCCGGACAAGCACGGATTCCGTGCGCCGGCCAGCTTCTACATGACCGAGGACATCCTCGATTCCCAGATCAAGTACGGGGAGCTGTTCTACAAGCGGCAGCAGCGTGAGCAGGAGTCGCTGGGCCAGGCGTACCAGGACGAGCTGATCAGCAAGACCTACGAGCTGCCGGATGACATGGCGAGGCTGCAGGCGATTGAGGAGTTGCGGGAGGACAAGCGCTTCGAGGCGCTGCCTCTCAGCCAGAAGCTGGAGCTTGAGCAGAGCACCGTCGCCACCGTGAAGAAGGTGACGGACATGGGCCGCAGCACGGATGGGGTGGCGGCCCTGCTGCAGGACATGGACGGCCGGGTGGGGACTCTGTGGAACGCCAGCGAGGCAACCAGCGAGTTCGAGGCGGCCCTGGCCGGGGCTCCGGAGGATCAGAAGCCTGCGTTGCGGCAGCAGTTCGCCGTGATCCGCCGCCGGAACAACGAGCGGGAGGCATCCCCCACCACCCGGGACGTGAGCAACGCGATCGAGCTGCGGATCAAGTCGGAGCTCAGGGCCGCCTATCCCAGCACCGTCACCGAGGCGGCAATCCGTGAGCAGAGCGTCCAGCAGCTGATGGCTGGCCTGACCGACGCCGATGCAAAGACATCCGCCGCACGTCGGTTCTCGGCCTACCAGGCGCACGTTCGCAATGCCATCGCCACAGCCGAAGGGGAGAAGGGCGCACCGCTGACCAACGCCGAAGCCATCGGCGTCGCAAACAAGGCGATGAGCGAATACGGCTCCAAGGATCCGAAGCAGAGGAAGTATCTGTCCCCCGGCATTGATGGCGAGCCGGGCGTTGCCGGCTCCCAGCCGCAACAGCAGGGGGCAGCGCCAGGCGGCGGCCAGCAGCAGTGGAGCCCACCGCCTGGCACCAAGCCTGCAGCGAAGCCCGTCTACCCCAGCGGCCAGCTGGACAACATCCCCGACCGGCAGAGCCGGGTGCGCAGCTGGCGCTCTGAGCCGGTGCTGGATCAGCAGTCCGTGGTGACGGAAGGCAACCGGATCCTTGATGGCGGCAAGCCCAGCGCTGCGCTGCAGCGGTTCGCCAAGGACGCCGGCACCACCCCTGGCGCCCTACTGAACAAGCACATCGACTACTACCCCGGGGGCATCCGAGTGACACCAGAGGAGCGGCAGCGGCTGCAGCGCGACGGCCGGCGGGCGCAGGCAACACGCAGCTCAGCGCAAGGAGCGCAGGTCGCCGCCAGGTCGCCGCAGGACAGCCCGGTGGCGAAGGCGGCTGGCTGGATGCTCGACATGGTGATGGGCACCAAGCCAGCTGTTGCGTCACAGTCCCAGCCCCGGCTGCGGTCGGCGGTGGGTGCTGGCGGTGGTGGGCAGGTGGCGACGCGGAGCGGCGGGATCAGCAGCGGCGGGATCTACACCGCAGCGCCTGGCTTGAGCCCTCAACAGCGTGCGCTGCTGCGCACCATCCGATGGGCCGAGGGCACGGCGGGGCCTGACGGCTACCGGACCATGTTCACTGGCGCGAAGTTCAGCGACCTCAGCCGCCACCCCAGGCGCATCAACAGCAGCAACGGCCTGTCGTCCGATGCGGCCGGCGCCTACCAGTTCCTGTCAACCACCTGGGACCGCGTTGGGGGTGGGGCGATGACCCCGGCCCGGCAGGACAAGGCCGCGCTGGAGCTGGTGCGGCTTCGCGGAGTGGACCCGCGCTTGCCCGGCGGCTTCACGTTGCAGGTGGCCGACCGCCTTGCGCCCGAATGGGCCAGCTTCCCGGCCGCGAAAACCGGCACCAGCTACTACGGGCAGGGTGGCAAGAGCTTCGCTCAGCTCAAGGCCTACTACGACCGGGTGCTGCGGGAGGAGATGGGCAGATGACAACGCCGACCCAACTCACCAGGAGATAGCCCATGCCCCTTCAACTCACCGGCTCCGGCCAGGCCGTTGTCCCCGACCGGCCCCAGACCAAGTACACCGACGAGAACCGCCCGATCGGCGCTAAGTCCATCCTGGGCGGCCGGCAGGTGCTGTGGGCTGGCCCCGACTGGAAATGGCAATCGCCCAAATCCTTCGAGAAGCTCAAGGGCAGCGGCAAGCTGAACCGCTCGATCTTCAGCGATCCGCTGGGGGTGATCGGCAACGAGCTGCGCTACATCGGCCGCCAGGCGGCTGACACCAACCGGCGTGGAAGGCAGGGCCTGGTGCGCTCCGCTGCGCAGACCGTGACCCAGGCCTTGCCCGGGGCCAATGCGCTCAACATCCTGCCAACGGTGCTGGGCAAGACCGGCCGCAACCTGCAGGCGGGCCTCACCGTGGGCGCGGCCGAGAACGCCGCCAAGCTGGGCATCGCCCTCACGCAGAAGGTCCGCGGCCGGCCCGCCAACCCGGAGAACGCCGGGGCCAACAGCTTGATCGAGCGCATCAGCGATGCCAGCTACCGGGTGCTGGGCGCCACCCCGCCAGGCCAGCAGAACCAGTTTGAGCGGGGCCTGGATGCCGTCGCCCGCGGTACTGGCGCTGGCATCGTCGGCACTGCCGTAGCGGCCAAGGCCATCCCCGCCATCGGTGTTGGCGCTGCTGGCGCCGTGGTGACCGGCGGCTTGCGGCTTGCGGCTGGTGAGGTGCTGAGCACCTTCTTCGATGACAACCGTGGCGGCAACCTGGCCAACCTGGGCGAGGCCTTTGGCCGGCCGCTGCCCCTGTCGGTGAATGTCGGCGAGGACGACTGGATCGACTCGGCGGTGAAGTCGCTGATCCCCAATGCCATCCCCGGCCTGGCGCTGGGTGGCGTGGGCGAAGCAGCCGGGGGCTTCAGGAACACCCGCCGCTGGCTGAAGGATCGCCGCACGGTCTCGCAGGTCACGGATGCCCGCACGCAGCTGCAGCAGGCCGGCGTCACCCAGACCGATCCGGCCACGGGTGCGACGGCCTTCAAGCCGACTGAGCCGGATCCGACCGGCCAGCAGGCGCGGATCAACCAGTTCTTCGAGGACATCGGCGAAACCGACCAGCCGCAGACGGTGTTCGGCAGCCTGCGGGGCGGCCAGCAGGCGGCGCCGGCCAAGCCCCCGGCTAGCACGGCCATGGATGAGTGGGCTGGCCCAGTCCGCGACCGCCCAGCCGGCGAGGCCCCTCCGGCCCCGGCCGCAGGCCTTGGCGACCCATGGAACGACTCACCCGCCCCGGCACCCAAGGCCGACGCCGAACCGGCCGCTGCCCCCGCTGCAGATGCCGGCGGCGAGCTGGAGGTGGAGGGCGTCGAGATCGACCCGTTCGAGCTGATCTACGACCCCGAGCTGCCCGAGGCGGATGTGGTGTTCAACCTCGTCCGGGACCTGGACGACACCGACCTGCAGGCCCTGCTGGCCCAGCCCGGCCCGGTGGTGCCGCGCATTGATGAGCTGCTGATGGCCAGGGAGGCCATGCCGGTGCGGCCCGAGCTGGAGCAGGGCCGGGTGATGGCACCGGCCGAGAGCGTGGCTGAGCGGATCGGTGGCGATGGCCAGCCGCTGCCCTACGAGCAGACGCTGGAGGCGATGCCGCTGGAGACGCTGCGGGGCGCCGCCGCACCGGAGAACAACCCGGCCCTGGCCCAGCTGATCGGCGACATCACCGGCCGCGAGTTCGAGGAGTTCACCAAGGCCGACATCATCGAGGGCCTCGCCAAGTACCGGGAGCAGTCCGGCCAGGCCCTGCTGGTGCGCGACTGGCAGCAGTCATTCCGCCCCACGGGCGAGATCCAGGCCGACCCGCAGCGCTTCCAGTTCAAGCAGGGTGTCAACGAGGTTGGCGAGCAGGGCGGCAACAGCCTGGCGGGCGTGGACCGCTGGGACACGGTGGCCGAGGGCACGCTGGATGTGTGGACCGATCCGGCCAATGGCGCTACCTATGTGGTGAACGGCCACAACCGGCTGGCCCGCGCCAACCAGCTGGGCATCCCCACGGTGCCGGTGCGCGAGCTGCCGGCCGCCACCGCCGAGGAGGCCCGGGCGCTGGGGGCGCTGGCGAACATCAAGGAGGGTCGCGGCACGGTGTTCGATGCTGCCAAGTTCATGCGCGACAGCGGCATCACCAGCCCTGACCAGCTGCAGCGGATGGGTGCGCCGATGACCGATGGGCACGCTGCCCGTGGGCTGGCGCTGTCCCAGCTGCCGGACAACATCTTTCAGGCCGCCGTGGATGGCCGGTTGTCGGTCGGCAAGGCCGCGGCGATCGGCGGCAGCGGGCTGGACGAGACGCAGATGCAGAGGGCCTACAAGGCGCTGTCCTCTGGCAAGGACATGAGCGATGCCAAGTTCAGCGAGATCGTCCAGCAGGTCCGCAGCGCCCCGGTGGTCGAGGGCAACCAGGTGGATCTGTTCGGCAACACCGAGGCCATGTCCCTGATGGGGCAGAAGGCCGACCTGGTGACCGCCATCCGTGGCGACCTGCTGAAGGAAAAGCGGGTGTTTGGCACCGCCGCCCGTGGCGCCGGCCGCCTGGAGCAGGGCGGCAACGTCATCAACGTGGAGAACAGCCGCGCCATCGCTGCCGATGCCGGGCAGGTGCTGGGCATGTTCGATCAGCTCAAGTACGCCCCGGGCCCAGTCGGCGAGCTGCTCAACGACGGTGCCCGCCAGATCGCCGAGGGTGCCAAGCCCGGGGTGATCGCCGACCGGATCCGCGGGCAGGTGGCGGAAGCGGTGCGGAGCGCCATGGACGAGCAGGACCTGCCCACCGCACGCCCGGCTGCCGCTGCTGCAGAGGCTGCAGAGGTTGCCCCCCAGGCGGTGGAGCTCACCCCCGAGCAGCGCCAGGCCGCGCAGATCGAGGTGATCCGCCGCGCTGTGGATGAAGCCGAGGTGCGGCCACCCGAGACACCGATCCCCGAGCTGCCCGACGGCCCGGCGCTCACCCCTGATCTGGCCAGGGCCGATCTGGAAACCCGCGGCGGCCAGGTGGAGCCCGGCACCCCTGCTGCGCAGGCCGTGGCGGATGAGATCCGCCTGGCGGCTGAGTTCTCCGAGCGCGATGCGCAGATGCGGGCCATCGCCGAGGAGGGCGCCAAGGACGCGATGGGCTACGAGCTCAAGACGTTCGAGGAGAAGAAGGCGCTGGGGATGGCGGATGGCTACGACCCCGAGCCGGTGATGCCCACTGAGGTGATGCCCCGCGACACCGGGCCATCCATCGCCGATCTGTTCGAGCAGCAGGCCAGGGAGCTCGCGCAGTCGGATGCGCGGCTGTACCGGAGGGCGGGCGAAGGACTGCAGCGGATGCGGGAGGGGCTGGATCAGCTGGATCAGCTGGAGGATCCGGCCCTGGCCCCCGCCCCCGTCCGCCCCGAGCCGCTGCAGCTGGCGGATGGCGACGAACCGCCGGCCAGGCCCAGGCCAAAGCGTGCCGACCAGGCCGCCCGCCAACAGATCCAAGCCAACGAACAGCGCATGGCTGAACTGCGCCGCAAAATGCAAGACGAGGGCTGCTCGCTATGACCAACTGCAACAGCTACGACGACGCGTACAAGAAGCTGCAGGAGGACAACGACCGCCTGCGGCAGGAGCTCTCCACATCCGAGGCCGCACGCAAGGCAGGCGAGGCCTTCCTGCGCACCGAGGTGAAGAAGCAGTGGGTTTTCAAGATGCAGGACGGCTCGGTCCGTTCGCTCACGGATGCCGACATCGACCGGGCCTACAGCGATTTCGCCAACCGGCTGGAGTCGAAAGAGCTTGATCAAATGATCGAGCGAGGTGTCGGCAACCGCTCCAAGCCGGTCGGCAGCAAAGGCCGGTTCGTCAACTACCGGATGCTGATCGACACCGCCAACATCAGCGATGCCGAGGACTGGTTGCGGCTCACCGAGGCGCTGGTCGGCACCTGGAAGCAGATGGCGCCCGAGGACTTCCGCCTGGTGACGGAGGTGTGGGGCCGCGACCGGCTGATGGAGACCGTGGCCAATGCCTACAAGGACTACATCGACGCGGACGCCATCGCCACATCGCTGGCCAACAACACCGCAGGGTTCATGAACCTGGCCGAGAAGATGACCCGCCTGCGGTTCGTCTCCGACATGGCCAAGGAGGGCTACCTGGACACGCTGGATCAGATCCACCAGTTCATGGGCAGCACCAGCTCCAAGGTGCCTGACGGCCTCAAGCAGCGGGCCTGGAGCTCCTACAAGACAGCGCTGATGGCTGAGCGGCATGTGGCGGCTGCCAAGCGCAACACCGGCCAGGCACTGCGGTCGCTGCAGACCGACTTCGACCGGCCGGAAATGTTCATGCCCGACATGGCCGAGGCAGCGCAGACGCTGGGCGCCAAGGCCGCAGACGTGAAGCCGGATGAGCACTTCGCCAAGGTGATCGAGGCGATCGACAACGGCGACGCCGAGGCGATCGAGCAGCTGCGGATCACAGCGGTGCTCGACTCGATCGACCCAGAAGCAACGCTTGATGACGGCTGGGCCAACACCCACATGCGCTTCGGCAATGCGCTGGTGAAGGACGCCCAGCTGACAAACTTCGGCAGCCAGGTGCGGGCCAACCTCATGGGCACCTGGCTGGCCAACACCCACGGGTTCGCCCACCAGGCGTTCGAGAACATCGGCAACCTCACCCCCAACGGCACAAAGCTCACCCGCGAGGTGTTCAGCGAAGGCCTGCGGGTGGCATGGGAGAGCGCCAAATACTCCCACGACGGGGTGCGGCGTGCCTGGCGCGAGCTGGCGGCTGATTCCTTCTTCCGTGGCGATGCACCGTTCGGCGGCAACCTCGACACCTACGGGCGCCAGGCCAGCAGCAACGATCAGCTGCTCGCCCAGGTGAAGGGCCTGCTGGATGAGCCCTACCTGCCCGGCGGTCCGCTGCGGCCGGAGAACTGGGCCCGCACGGTCCACAAGATCCAGGCCGGCACGCGGATGCTCGCCTTCCACTGGACCGGCCGGCATGAGGTGCTCACCCCCGCACTGCGGGCGATGAGCGCCACCGACAGCGTGCTCGGCTACGACGCCTTCCTGTTCAAGCTCAAGAACGATCTGGAGATCAAGGCACGCCGCGACGGTGCGCAGCTGGGCCTGTTCGACCAGCGCAGCCGCGAGGAGTGGGTGGAGAAGCAGCTGGACAACGCCTTCTACCAGCTGGCGCCCACCGAGGAGAACGTGCTGGCCTTCCGCCGGCAGCACAAGCTCAAGGGCAGCGACATCAGCGACGACGAGATCCGCTCGATCATCACGGCCGATCGCGCCCGCAACACCTACGGCTACCCCACGCTCGACACGCCCGAGGCCCAGGGCGCCATGGACTACAGCCTGCGCAACCGGATGCAGAGCCCCCCCGAGGGTGGGCTGCCTGCCGCCATCGACGAGGCGGTGATGACCGCCCGCAAGCACTGGGCCATTGACTCGCTGGTGCCCTACTGGCGGGCGCCGTTCAACCAGTTCCTGTTCGACACCCGCCTCACCTTCGGCCCGCTGGCCGAGACGGTCGAGGTGATCTTCGGCAAG